GATGAAATGGTCATGGGAACATGCTAAAGAGATGGGTTTAGAGTTTGAGGAAGTAACTGATGCTAATGGTACGGTTGTAGACTACGAAGGTCATTTCTTATACGCAGACAGAGGTCAACTTAATACTATTGAAGAGGTAGCGGTTTATATTGCTGACCTGATGGACGAACAAGCTAAAGGTAACTTACCTTATGATATGTGTTTCTTCTGGGATAGTATCGGTTCAGTACCTTGTGATCTTTCAGTACGTTCTAATAAGAACAACAACGAATGGAATGCAGGTGCTATGTCTACTCAGTTTGGTAATAACCTTAATCAGAAGATTCTATTATCTAGAAAAGAAAACTCTCCATATACTAATACGTTAGTAGCTATTAATAAAGTATGGACTATGAAACCTGAATCACCTATGGGTATGCCGAAACTTCAAAATAAAGGAGGTATGTCTATGTGGTATGATGCTACTTTAGTAATTACTTTTGGTAATATTACTAATCCAGGTACATCTAAAATAAAAGCTATCAAAGATGGATTACAGGTTGAGTTTGCTAAACGTACAAACGTTCAAGTAGAGAAGAATCATATTGGAGGAGTACAATCAAGAGGAAGAGTTGTTATGACTCAACACGGATTTATATCTGACGATAAGAGAGAGATTGATAGATATAAAGATGACCATAAAGATCACTGGTTAAAATTAGTAGGATCAGTTGACTTTGACTTAATCGAAGAAGGAGATCTAGAGGAAACACCTATTACTCCTAATCTTTTAGATTAATGTCATACGATAAAATTCTTAATAATTTAAGGGAGACCCCACCCCGTGCGTTGAACGATCATATTCTGTTAATTGACGGAATGAACACCCTTATTAGATCGTTCTCGCTCCTGAAAGCGATGAATCCTACTGGATCCCATATTGGAGGAATTGTAGGATTTCTTCGCTCTCTAGGATATGTGACAAGAATATTTGACCCTACTAGAGTACTAATAGTATGGGACGGTAAAGGAGGTTCTGCTAATAGAAAGAATATAGATCCTAACTATAAAGCTCAGAGAGCTACTTCAAGAATTACTCACTGGGGATTATATGATACTAAAGAGCAAGAAATGGAAGCATTGATTGGTCAGTTATATAGGGTACAAGATTATTTAGAATGCTTACCATTACAACAATTAATTATAGAAAAATTAGAAGCTGATGATATTATGGCTTGGATAGCAAAAAAAGCATCTGTTTCTAATGTTAAAAAATGTACTATAGTTTCTTCAGATAAGGACTTTTTACAATTAGTAGATGATACTATAGAAGTATATGCTCCTGTAAAAAAGAAAACCTTTACAAAAGATAATATATTTGAAGAACTTAAAGTATTACCGCAAAATTACAACGTAGTAAAAGCATTAGTAGGTGATAACTCAGATAATCTTCAAGGAGTAAAAGGATTAGGAATTAAAACTATAGTATCTGAATTTCCTAAGTTACTTACTGAAGTAACTAATTTAGATTATGTATTTAAAGTAGCTGAAGAAAAGTTAGAAGGCAAAAAAATATTCTCTAAAATTATTCACAATTGGGATAGAGTAGAAACTAACTTTGAGCTAATGAATTTACATACTACCTCATTAGATGAAAAAGAAAAAGAATACGTAAACAGTACTCTTAAAACAGCTACACCTGATTTACAGACAGGAGCTTTTTTACATATGTTAGATAAAGATAAAATAGAAGGTATAACTAAAAATACTGAAGCTTGGCTAGAAAACTTTAGATCTCTAACAACTTACTAATGATAGAATATAAAAAGTTAATTATTGGAGCTTCTTGGTTTTTATTAGCACAGTCTTTATCTTGGTATCAAACTAACGGACAGTTTATAAGTACCTGGATGAAAGAAAATCCCATACTACTTTCACTTATGATGGGAATACCAGTAGGAGTAGGTTATATATACGGTACTGAAAATATAGTAGCAGCATTTGGAGGACAAAGTTTATGGGCTTCTAGAATATTTGGATTTGTAACTGGTATATTTACTTTTTCTATTCTTACTTACTTGAATATGAAAGAAGGTATAAACATAAAAACTGCAGTACTATTAGCTTTAGGTACTATAATAGTAATACTCCAAGTTTTTTGGCAAATAGAAGAATAATGTTAATAATGGATAGCTTAGGAAAAGAATATAATAAAGGTGTAATAGCTGGTAACTTTGATGTATTGCACCCAGGCTATATAAAAATGTTTAAATACATGAAGGAACATTGTGATTGTTTAATTATACTTTTACATACTGATCCTTCTATTGAAAGACCTCATAAACTAAAACCTATACTTTCATCTGATGATAGAAAAGAAATGTTAGAAAGTATTAAATATGTTAATGATGTTATTAGATATACCTACGAAGAACAGTTATACGAATTACTTAAAATGGGAGAATTCGATGTAAGATTTTTAGGAGATGATTATAAAAATAAACCATTCACCGGAGATGATCTAAAAATACCTATTCATTATATTAATAGGGATCATGGATGGAGTACAACAAAATTTAAAAAGCTAATATCAGAAAGTTATGAAAAAAGCAATAATAGTCTCGGGGTACTTTAATCCACTCCATGTAGGGCATTTAGAACTTTTACATAAAGCAAAAGCAGAAGGAGATTTACTTGTAGTTATAATAAATTCTGATCATCAGAGAGAGTTAAAAGGCTCTAAAGAATTTATGAATGAAGAAGAGAGAATTACTATTGTAGATAATCTTAAACCTGTTGATTATACTATCATATCAATAGATCAAGATTCTACTCAAATAGAAACTTTAAGTTATCTACATGGCTTGATGAATAAAGAAGTAACTTTAGCATTTGCAAACGGAGGAGATCAAAATAATGACTCTATTCCGGAAGCTAAAATCTGCAAAAAGTTAGGAATAGAATTAATTGATGGTTTAGGAGATAAAATACAGTCTTCTAGTTGGTTATTAGATAAAGAATAATTATATTAATACAAAGGTTTTAAATGACATTAAAGAGTTTACAGCAATACGGAAAGGGGTTTCAACTAAAAGTTATAGGTTCATTATTAACAGATAAAACATTCTTATTGAATGTTAGAGATGTTTTATATGATCACTACTTCGATGCTGATTCTCATAAATGGATAATTAATCAAATTAAAGGTTACTTTGATAAGTTTCATACTAACATAACTATGGATGTTCTTAAAGTAGAACTCCAAAAGTTAGAGAATGAAGTACTTCAAGTAGCTTTAAAAGAAGAATTGAGAAACTCATACCAAGCTTCTCAAGAAGATCTAGAATACGTGCAAGAAGAATTTCAAACGTTCTGTAAGAACCAAGAAATGAAAAATGCAATACTTAATTCAGCTGATCTTCTTAAAGAGCATGATTTCGATGGTATTAGAAATATGATCGAGAAAGCTATGAAGGCTGGTATGGATAAAAATATCGGACATGAGTATAATAAAGATGTTGAAACTAGGTATAGATCTAATTACCGTCCTACCATTCCTTCTCCTTGGCCTGTTTTTAATGATGGTATTCAAGGGGGGTTTGGGCCTGGTGACTTGGGTATTATTTTTGGTAACCCTGGTGGCGGTAAATCGTGGACTATGGTTGCTATTGCTGCTCATGCTGTCTCTCTTGGCTATAAAGTTAATTACTATACGCTCGAGCTCGGAGAGGACTATGTGGGTAAACGATTTGACTGCTACTTTACAGGACACTCTATTGATGAAGTTAATAACCACCGTAAGCAAGTCCAAAAATACGTAGATGAGCTTAAAGGTGGATTAATCGTAAAAGAGTATGCTCCTAAATCAGCTACTGTTGGTACTATAAGATCACATATACAGAAATGTGCTGATATGGATCATAAACCTGATTTAGTAGTTATAGATTACGTTGATTATCTTAGAGCTCCTTCTAAAGGAAAATACTCAGAAAGAAAAGATGAAATCGATGATGTATTTATTGCTACTAAAGGACTTGCAAAAGAGCTTAAAATTCCTATACTAACACCGTCTCAGGTAAATAGAATGGGTGCTAAGGATAATATTATTGAAGGAGATAAAGCAGCTGGTAGTTACGA